CATTGTGCGACCTTCCCGAGCGACTCCGGCAGACCGACTTCCGCGACGCTTGTCTTCGTCTCCGATCGTTTGTACCCGTAGATAAGTCCTAGGTTGACGTACAACACACGCTGGAGGAATAACGTTTCGTTCTTTTCCTCGGCGTCGATGTGCGTCTCAACGGACCCGTCCGGCATCACAACGATTGCGACCTTTGCTGCCCTCAGCTCTCTTTTGTAGTCTGCGACGACGTTGAACAGTGTGCTGTTCATGTTCAGCATTTTCCTGCTGCGATACACCTTTCCGACTGACGGCTTCAGACCGTACTCCGAGGCGATGTTCTCCCAGAAATGGTGAACTCGCTTTCCCCGGAGCACAGCGTCGTCGCCGTTGGCCACGAATGGTGCATCTTGCAGCCTGAGACTTCTTCCGCGATCGAGCTCCAGAGCCCATCTGCACACTGCGCCGTTCGCGACGCACAGCACGATGAAGCTTAAGATTGAGCCCATGAGTTGTCCGTTCTTCTGCTCGACAAAGACGCCCTTCCGCTTCGGATCTTCAAACTTGTGCCCGATAAGGTTGTTGAGTGCCAGCTGCCTCATCTCCTCTGTGAGATGGATGCAGTCGGCGATCTCGTCAACGATAACTCGTGACACGAAGCTTTTGATCTCGTTAGTGGCATCTGCGTAGTCGACCGACACGTACTCCTCTCCTTCGCGTAGTCTCCCCACTTGCTGACAAATATACGACTCATCGATTGTCTGCCCGACAAGCCTGAACGACGGATGCCGTCTCAGTATTGCGTGCAGAAATAGCTGCAAAGGCTTCAGGACGTAGTTGGTCCAAGCAGGGCCCTTGGTGATTACGCGGGTCTTTAGTGACTCCGCGAGCGCCAGGAACTCAGCTTCTCCTTCCTCGTCTAGTGCCTTCCTTACCGCCAATCGTGTGAGTGCTGAGAAACGAATCTTCAGATCTGCAGTCTGCACCGTTACTGCACCGCCGTCGTGTTCAAACGATAGCAGTGCGTCTTCAGGTGACAGTTCTGACAGCACTCCAGAGGTGAGGATTTCACCGACCATACCGCCTTCACTCCGCGTCTTCGTGTAGTTCGCACTGGTGCTCGCAATAAAGAGTCTCTCCGAATGCTCG